TCGGTCGTTCACGTAGCGAAGCCGCACGTCGTACCCGTAGAGGTACGCGCGGACCTGCTCGAGCATCGAGAACGGGTTGCCTCGATACCGGTGATCGAGCCGCCAGCGTCGAAGCCGCTCGCGATAGGAAGCCTCGGGCTCGTCGAAGCCGCGGATGATCTTCCGATCGCGTCCGAGGTACGGAAGTGCATCGGGTGGGCCCTTCGCCGGGAAGCGAGCTCGCATCCCTTCGAGACCCCAATTCACCACGCCGTCGAGGACGAGCCCGAACGCATAGAGGAACCGTTCGCCCCATTTGCGCGAGAGCCGGGGCGTGGCCGCGCTCGTGATGAGGTGTCGGAATCCGATGTTGCTCATCCGGGCACCACGACCACGGAGACCGCAATCGTCCCCGGCACGAGTACCTCGTTCGCTGCGACGCTCACGTCTGCCGCCGGCGTCGCAACCGTCGCCGTCACAGTGTCGAGAGGCCGCTGGATCTCACCCTTCAACGCGTCGACGTAGAAGGTGCCACCCGCGGGCGGAATGCGATCGCCGCCGACGGGAAGCGCGAGAATCCAATTCGTGACGCTGGTCACGATCTGCGCCTCTGCCTCGCCGCTCGTCAGGTTGAGCGACGCGTAGATGTACGCGGTCGCGGCCACGTTCAGCACCACGTTGGTCGCGGATATGACCGTGCAGTCGAAGCCCGTCGGGACGGCCAGTCGATCGATCGCCGCTTGGATGAGCGCGACGTCTGGACCGGAGAGAGCCCCGCTCGGGCCCGCGACGTAGAGCAGCACTTCGCCCGTGTCCGAGTCGAAGACGCCATGCGTTCGCACGCCCGCGACACCGCCGTTCAGATCGAAGGAGCGCGCGACGTAGTCATACGCGTCCGCCGGCCCGTTCGGGCTCACGCTTGCGATCTGCAGTCGGCAGCGCAGACGAATGCTCGGGTCGGACTCCTTGTCGAAGCCAACGACGGCCGAGGCGTTCGAACAGGTGACACCGGGCGCAACCGTCTCGAGGGCCGTGATCTCGGCCGCGTCGCTCGAGCTCGCGGAGCCGATCTCCGTTGCCTCGATGTCGATCTCGAGACCCATCTGCAGCGACGCGAGGTTGACCGTCGCCGTGTTCGTGTACGTCTTGCTGGTCGTCGGGTTGTAGGCGCGGAACTCGCCCGGTGCCCAGCTGAAGGTGCCGCCGGCCGCGTTGTTCAGCGTGAGCTTGCCGACGGCAAACGATGCCGGCGTCGCGGTGACCGTGTAGACCTGGTCGGCGACGATGACGAGCATGTCGCCTTCCGCCCAGTCGAGGAAGCCGCTCTTCGCGATCGAGACCTGCACGTCGACGAACGGCTGCAGCGTGGTCGCGAAGAGAGCGACGATTGTGCGGTAGGCCGCGCCCTTGTGCCAGCTCGCGACGGGGAATCCGAGCGTGGTCAGGTTCGCGAGCAGCGTCGCCTTGATCTGCTCGACGGTGAGCGACTTCACGAGATCGGTGAGCGAGATCACGCTGCGACCTCTGTCGCGAGCACCTTGCCGGCGACCTTGTCGATCGCGAGGACGAAGTCGAACGTCGGACCCGCTGACGCGATGACGCGCACGGCGAGGCGCATCGTCTCGGCCGTGATTTGGGTCACGGTCACATCGACCCGCGCGACGCGTTCGTCCTCCTCGAGCACCGCCTTGATGCGGTCAGGGATCGCGGCGATCGCGTCCTGCGTGAGCCCTTCGCTTGCGAGGCTGAAGATGTCGAAGCCGTAGTCGCCGTCTTCGTCGTCGACGAGCGTGCCCGTCTCAGTCTCGAGGCGAGCCGCGAGCGCCTGGGCGAGCGCAGGGATGCCGGTCACCTCGCGCCCAAACGGGTCGATGTCGCCCGTGGACGTGTCGAGGTCTCGGCCGAAGTCGGGTGCGGTGGTAGTCATCCCTGAGCCCTCGAGTAGCCAGCGCCAGGCGCGCCAGGCCCCACGATGGAAGGGTGGAGCGTGATCGTGCAGTCCGGTGCACCGGGACCTGGCCGCACGCCCGTGATCGCCACGCGTTCGCCGCTGCGGAGCAGGCGACCGAGGGCCTCGCCGATCAGCACATCGAGCGCGGTGGGCCCGAGGTCGAGCTTCTCGGCGTCGAGGATCGTGTGCGCCGGGATGAAGCCCGGCTCGGCGCCGCCTGCCCCATTGTCCTTGCGCGTGAAGCCCGTCACGATCGGCAGCGACGGATCGCCCTCAAGAAACTGGACCAGGACGATCGAGCCCTCGGCGAGTGAGCTCCAAGCGCCCGCGACACCGGGCGACATCGAGACCGGGAGGGCGTCCGGCAGCCCCGTGGCGCGCCTTACGATCTGAAGCTCCACACGGTCGCCCGCCATCCGATAGACGCGGTATCGGTACGTCCCGAAGAAGCTGCGGGACTCGTCGTGGGTGAGCTCGCGAAGACGCTCCTCGAAGCTGCCGGCCATCGCGTGCGCGCGCACGGTCGTGCCCGCGACTTCGATCCCGACGTCGCGCACCACGAACGGGCTCGCGCCGAGTCGCACGGGATCTGCGAGCGAAGCGCCGGGGAACACGACCGATACGTCGTTGCCGTCGATCGCGAGCTCGGCGCGACGAGTCTGCGGATCGTATTCGAGAATCTGCGCCTTGCCGGTCGCGTCCACGATGGCGCGCGAGTCGACGCGCGTGATGCCGTCGGAGCCGACCCACCACGCGTCGCCGAAGAGCAGCCGCAGCACCCGGGATGCGGAGTCGGCCTCGCGCGAGAAGTCGTTTCCGGCGAGCGTGCGATCGAGAGCACTCGCGACGACGAGGACCTCGCCGACCTCGCGTCCAGCGGCGACCGCGAGGCGAGACGCGCGAAGCGTGCCGTCATTGTGGTGCGGCCGCGACGGGATGGGCTTTCGCCAGCCGCCTGCGCCGCCGAGGATCGTGACCTTCTGTCGACCAGCGAAGACCCCGGACCGGCCGTCGTCGACGGTGCCTCGCAGCGTCGTGTCGCCCAGCCTGAGCTCGACCGCGCCGGAGACCGCCGCGGGCTCGTGAAGCTCGCAGGTCGCCGACCAGACGCCCGTCCATGGCATGTGCAGCCACGCGCTCGAGCACGGCTGCTCGTTGATGGTCGCGAAGCTCATTTCGACGCCTCGGCCTGAAACTGCTTCGTCAGGTCGCGGATGAACGCGGACTTCGGATCGTCGGCGCCGCTGTTGCTCTTGTTCGGGTTGTTCGGATCGTCGCCCTTTGCCTTCAGCACTTGCACTGGCTTCGGCGGTCGGAACTGCTTCATCGAGATCGTGAACCCGAAGAGCCCGCCCTCGTCGAAGACCTGCGTCTGCGACACGTTCGTCACGACGCAGCGCTTGATCCCGAGCTTCGCGGCGTCGGGATGCTCGAAGTCGAGCGCACTCGGCCGCACGTTCGGTAGCGGCTCGGCAATGATGGGACGCACGTCGCGCTCGAACGCGTCGAACTGCGCCGGCTCCCACATCTGCACTTGGATCGTGAACTCGGCGATCCCGGGGCCCGCGTACTTCGATGTCGCCCCACTCGTGCCCGGCCCGGCCTGGTCGTCCCACTTGCGGGGCGAGGCGAGGCCCTGGACGACGACCTTGCCCGGGAGCTGGACGCCGCCGAGCTTCGCGGACTCGTACGCCTCGCCGTTGCGAAAAGGATCCATCAGACGGGCTCCGGCGTGGCGCCTGCCATGTTGGCCTCGTCGAGGACGCGGAAGAACCAGCCGCGAAACTCCGCGTAGCTCCCGACCGACGGCGTGTGCAGGTGCACGTGGGTGTCGCCACCTCGCTTGTTCGTGGTCGTGACGCTGCTCGTCGAGGTAGCGCCTGCGCCGGCGCGAGCGACGACGGGATCGATCATGTTGCCCATCGCCTGCTCGGCGAGGTGCGCGTTGTCGTCGACGCCGCCGGCGTAGCCCTGGACGCTGAACGCGCCGAGCTCCTCGAAGACCTTCGACGGCGAGTTGATCTTGAGGACGCTCTTCGCTGCCGCGACGCCCTGCCCGACTGCACCGGTCATCGCCGCGACGATGGCGCCTGCGTTGTCCTCGATGCCTTGCACGAGGCCCGCGATCATGTCGGAGCCGAGGATCTCCATCTGGTCGACGAGTTGGCTCAGGTCGACGTCGCCAATCGAGGACAGCGCGTTCTTGACCTTGAAGAAGCCGATCGCGAGGACGAGCGCGAGGATGACGAGATCCTGAATGAACGCCTTCACCGCAGACCCGCCGGCCCCAGCGGCGAACTCGAGCAGCGGCTGCAGCACGGTCTTCGCGAGCTCGCGCAGCGCCTGTCCCTCGGCGTTCGAGTCGTCGAACATGTCGATGATCCCGCGGAGCGCCGTCAAGATCGGCTCGATGTCGATGTCCGCAAAGAGGCTGCCGAAGACGTCGGAGGCGCGATCGCCAATCGCAGACAGCGAGATCGATAGCTTCGCCGCTGCGCCGCCGAGCTTCGTCTTCGTCGCGTCGTCGAGCGCCTGAAGGCCAGTCTGCAGGTCGACCGCGCCCGCCTTGATTGACTCGCGCGCGACGGCGAGCGTCTTGCCGGTGCGCTTCGCGAGCGCGTTCGCGACGTCGTCGAGACTGATTCCTGAGCCCTTGAAGTCGAGGGCGTTCGCGGTGAAGCGCTTCAGCTGCGCGCTCTTGTCGACGATCGCTTGCAGCTTGCCCGCTGCGCCTTGGCCAAGAACGGACTGCGTGCGCGCGATGGCACCCATCGCGGCCTCGAGCTTCGTGCCCTCAAGCCCCTTGTCGTTCAGCGCCTGGCCGATGCTCTGGATCTGCGCCTTCGCCAGCGGGATCGTCTTCGCGAGCGACTCGATGCTCTTGCCGAGGCGCGCGCCAGCCCGATCGCTGCCCGTGAGCGCGGAGAGGAAGATCTGATTCGACCTCGAGGCGTCCGCCATCTTCACGGCGAGGACACCGATGGCGACGACGCTCAGGACGATCGCAGCCGTGAGCGCGGCGATGGCGATGTAGGGATTCGCGAGCAGCGAAGCGAAGCTCGAGAGCGCGCCACCAGCGGACCCAAGCGGGCCGGGCATCTGCGAGACCTTGCCCCCGAGCTCGCCGACTTTGGTCGCGAGTCCACCCGCGTCCTTGGCTGCGTCCTTCGTCTTCTTGCCGAGATCGCCGAGCTTGCCGCCGAGCTTCACGAACTCCGACGACGAGGACTGAATCGCGGACTTCTTCGACTCGATTTGGTCCTTCAGCGCTTTGAACGCCGTCACGTTGACCGAGGTCCCCGACTGCATGAGCTTGAGCTGCGCCTCGAGCTCCTTGAGAGCGCTCTTGTCGCGCTCGATGGCGCTCTTCATTTGCGCGAGCGCTTGAACTGCGCTGTTCGATCCCTCGGTGACCTTGCCAGTCTCGAGGTCGACAGTGAAGACGGCGGTTTGCTCAGCTCCCACCGGAGCCTCCGGTCGCGAAGGAGATCACCGGCATGCGGACGAGCTTCCGGCAGACGTCGGCGAGCACGAACGCACCCGCGGTGCGCTTCGTGTCCTCCTCGAGCTTGCGCTCTTCGATCTGCTCAGCCGCGTCCAACATGTCTTGCAGCTCCTTCTGCTCGTCCTCGGTCAGCCCAGGCAGTGCGCGACGCGCCACCCATGCGACCAGTCGCATCAGCTCGAGCTCGCTCTTCGGCGGACCGATGAGGGCTTCGAGCGCGCCAGCGACCTCTCTTCGTCCCGCGTCGGAGTAGGCGCCTCCGACGAGGTCGGCTATTTTCCCGCGTCCTCCTTGCGCTTGAACCCGTAGAGCTCGACGAGCTTGTCGGCGAGCGTGAGGACGATCGCGGGCTGGTCCGAGATGATCGCGCGGTAGGTCTGGACGTCTGGGAAGACGAGGCACGAGAGCACCAGTTGCTCGCGGTCTGCCGCCTTCATCTTCGAGTTTTCGAAGCGGTGGTAGACGACCCCGGGCGCGCGCTTGACGACGACGACGCCGCGATCGGTGCGCACGAAGTCGATCATCTTGCCGCGATCGCCGTGCTCTTCCTCGAGTCGGTCGAGCGTCTCGGCCTCGGTGGCCTCGCGCTCTCGCGCCTCGACCGCGAGCTCGCGCTCCTTCAAGAGGCGCTTGGCATCGATGGCGAGAAGACGCTCTGCCGCCGCGTCTTCTCGCGCCTTCAGCTTCGCGAGCTCCGTGTCCTCGTTGCTGGTCTCGATCGTTCGGTCGGTCACGGGCTCACCTCGTGGTGTGGAGCGTCTTGCCGTTGCGCTTCAGGTGCAGGACCTGGAACACGACGTCCTCGTAGTGAGGATCGGCGTTGTCGTCGGTGCCGCCGCCGTCACTCATGATCGTGCACGTCGGAAACGAGTCGACGATGGGGGGAAGGCCTGCCTCGACCTGTTGGCAGACGATCGGGAACTTGCCCTCGCCGTAGGACGTCGTGCTGCCCGACTTCTGCGCGAGCCGATCGCGAAGTGCGCGGGCGCTGTCTCGCAGGAGCGAGATCGTCACGTCGTCGGCCTCGTAGGTGCCGCGCGTGAAGGCGCGAGGCGCACGGTTGCGACCGCCTACAGTCACCTTTCCGCGCGTGCGCTTGTGGCCGTACTTGATGCTCTTGAAGCCGACGACCTTCTCGCCCGCGATGTGCAGGAGCACGCTCGAGTGATCGAAGACCTTGCCGTTGACGAGAACGAACTCGATGAGCGCCATTACGCAGCCTCCCCGAAGACCACGTTGAGGGCCGGGTTGTAGAAGCCGACATCGACTTCGAAGAACTTCACGTATCCGAGCGGCGTCACGCGGAGCGCGCCGCGAAGCTTGAACGTCGAGAGGATGTTGTCCGTGCGCGAGAGCTTGAACTCGACCGCGGAGACCGCGTTGCCGAGTCCGGTCGCGAGCGCTGCGTTCACGACCTCATCGATGTGCGCCGCCTCTTCTTCGACGATGTAGCCCGTCGTCTCCGTGACCTCGACGTCGTCCGAAGAGAAGTCCTCGAGCGCGTCGCGCACGATGCGGCGAGCGGTCGACATCACGTCGAGGTGCTGCCAGTAGCGGAAGTCGCTCCCGGTCTCGCTCAGGACTCGGATGTTCTTCCAGTAGACGCCGCGCTTGCGCCGTCGCGAGCGGTAGGTGCTCGCTCGTGAGTCGTCGGCTCCTGGAAAGAGAGCTTCGTCGTGATGCTTGGGATTGCCTCGCTCGGTGATGCTGACTGTCGCCGGTCGCGGGCCATTGCCGACGCGAGCCGGGTCGCGCCCGAGCGGAAGTGGCAGCACGGTCGCGAGCATGTCGGCGCCGAGGCGCGTCAGGTAGCGACGTTGCGAGATCGGCGACTGATTCTCCGACGACCCGAAGCCGATGCACGCGCGGCGGCTCGTGAGCGTCGAGAAGATGGTGTCGAAGGCGGTCTTGTACTGCGCCTCGGTCTCTCCGATGTCCGGCACTCGGAACGCGCCGAGGAAGCGCGGCTCGAGCCCGTTGGCCTCCATCGAGGTGGCCGCAGATGTGATCGCCCCGAAGAGCGACGCGTCGATCGGAGCGTCGACGAGGCAGATCTCCCATTGGTTCTCGGTCTGCTCAAGCGCCGTCATCGCGTCGCCGAGCTGCGTCGCGTTCGGGGCGGGGCCCGTCGTGCGCACCCGAACGTAGTCGCCAGCGACGACCGTCTCGCCGGTGTCGAGGTCCAGCGCAACGCCAGCTTCCGCGATCGTGAGCGTGAGCGCCGTTCCGAGCGCGGTCTCCGCCGACTGCGTCCGTCCGTCGTCGAGACTCCACCGATAGGTGATGCCCGTCGTTCCCACAGTCCCGCCCGCCACGAAGTCGATCCGGGCCTCGTAGTCGTCGAGCGGCTTGGTCGCAGAGTGCGCCGTGATCGTCACCGTTCCCGTGACACCGTCGTCGTCGATCGTGCCGTAGCCGCCGTCGGTGGTCTTGTCGGCGCGGCAGAGGACGACGGGGCGTCCGGTCGTGTCGAGGACCCAACACGCTGCCTCGACGAGCCTGCCGCTTGTGAAGGCTGCAACTACGTCGCTCTTGCGCGCGTAGATCGCAGGCTCTCCGATCGGGCCACCGGTTGCACACGCGACGATCGCGCCGCGCCGCCCACCGTCGTCGACGAGGCCGAGCTGGTTGTCGAGCTGATTGAGAATCACGTCGTCGGACATCGATGCCTCACGGTGCGGGTTCGTCCCCGTCTTGGAAAACCATCACGGAGTCGACGTCGACCGAAGTCACGCCGACGAAGGTGGAGCGGGCGTCGAGCAGGCGCCCTTCGACAGTGACGCGAGCTACGAGCTCGCAGCCGAAGACGTTCTCGACCGGCTCGGTCGTCCACGCCGGATCGGAGAGCAGGTAGGTCCCGGGCAGCGTCTTCCGCAGTCCGCGAACGACCTGCTCGAAGAGCTCGCGGACTACGCGATAGTGCGCACGCTCATCGCGCGGAGCGGTCGGGTCGAAGCCCCACACGCGAATGGTCGCAACCTCGTTCCACTGCGCGATCGTGCGCGGCCGCATGCCGACGAGGCGCGGAGGCGCAAAGGCGCCGGCCTTCCCGGTGTCGTCCCCAGGAACGAAGAGCACTCGTCCCGCGCGGGTGCCGGGCTGTTGGTTGGTCTGCTTCGTGATGGCGCGGCGGCCCCACTCGAGGACCTCGCTCAGGCCTTCGTCGAAGAAGTGCTGCTCGACACCCATGTACAGCGCGTCGAGCGCGCTCACGCGAGTCGTGCGAAGCGAGTGGTCGCCGTCGCCCGTGTCGGTGAGATCGATCGCGGCCGAGTCGCACCATCGCGCGAGACGCAGCTCGGTCGCCGATGTCGCCGTGTCGCGCGCGAAGTAGACGCGCCCCGGCTCGAGCGGCGCGGGCAGCTTCACGGTGGAGCTCACGCGGAGCGGAGTCCCATCCTTGAGGCCGTGCGAACTCGCGGTCGTGATGAGGTCGGTCGTCTCGTCGACGGTGAAGATCATCGGAGGCGCAGCCCCCGTCGAATGAACTTGAACGCGGCTCGGACGAGCTTGCCGGCCATGGTCGCCGGAAGCGTCGTCGGAAGGACTTGGCGCTTCGGGTCCTTCGTCGTACCGTAGTTGTGGATCGCGTCCGGGCCCTTCAAGACGAGGTGGATGCGCTGACCGGAGACGACCGCGGACAGGTGCGACGCGGCGTTCTCGAGTGCACGACTGCCGTCCTTGCGGGGCTTCCATGCGACGCCCGTGGGCGAGGTGCCAGCGGCCGCGGTGCGCTTCACGTCCTCGAGCGCGATCTCGGCGAAGCGCTGCGCGCGAAGCTCCCTCGGAAGGCCGCGGAGCGAGGCGATCCAGGCGTCCACCTGAGCTTCACCGCTGCTCACGAGCAACCCCGCTGCACGTCGAGCCAGTCGTAGGGCGTGGCCTCGGAGTAGCCGAAGGGCTCGGCGCCAATCGCTCCGCCGACGCTGGGCGCGTCCTGGCGAAGCGGCAGTTCGAAGAGCCCTGTCTCGCTATTCGCGGCCTCGAGGATCTCGGTCTGCGCGCGGTTCGCCTCGCTCACGATCAGGTTGTCCTGCTCGCTCGAAGGGTTGAATCCGCGACGCATGTAGAGCGCGATCGTGACGAGCGCTGTCACCCACTCGAGCGCGACTTCCGGCGGACTCGCGGCGTCGAAGGGCACGGCGTAGCGCTTGGCCAGCCGGGCATGCATCCAAGCCTCCCGACCCCCAATGAGCTTTGCGACGAGGCCCGGATATTGGGCCTCGAGCGCGTCCACATCCTCGGTCGGCATGACCGATCGGGTGCGGAAGTCTGCGGGTGAAAGGAGGGCGGCCATTGATGCTTTCAACGCCTCAGCCCCGGGGCTCGAGGCCTACCGGGGCGAAGCGCGTTGCTCAGTCGGTCAGCTCGCCTTGACCTTGAAGATCATCCACGGATGACCGAATGCCATCGCGTTGCGACCGTCGAAGTGCCACTCGAGCTGACGCGCACGCGAGAGCGCGGCGTCGTCCGTGTACGAGAACGGACGCAGCTCGAACTCGCGGCGGCGCTGGTAGATCAGCGGTCCGCCCTCGCCGGGCTCGAACTCGCAGATCAGGTAGTAGTACGTGCTCGCCGCCGTGATCTCGGAAGCGATGATCGGCTCGATGCCGTATCGCGAGATCACGTTCTCGATGCCGGTCGTGGTGAGGTACTTCGTGTCGAGCAGCTCGAGCAGCCGCTTCCGCAACCCGACGCCCGCCATCGCGTACTTCACTTTGAGATTGCGCGTCTTGCCGTCTGCGCCGGTCAGACCCTCGACGAAGGCGACTGCCTTGCCGAAGTTCGTCGCAGCGATGTCGAGCGTTGCGGCTCCGCCGGCGTCGATCGGGCAGGCGCCCGGGAAGCTGCCAGAGGCCCCGCCAGTCAGCAGATTTTGGAACGTCGTACCCGCCGCGTCGAAGGTCGGGTGCGACGCCGAGAAGAACGCGACACCGTCATAGCCGGTTGCGGTCTCGCCGGTCGCGAGCAAGTCGAAGAGCGCGTCCTGCGGGAAGCGCGCGGCATTCGCGGCCATCTTGCGGGCCCACGCCGCGGCGTAGTCCAGCGGGGGCATGCCCGCCGGGTCCTTCATTTGGTTGTCTTCGATCTCGTTGCGCGTGAGCACGAGCCCGGCACCAAACTCCTTGTTCTCGATCTCGAGGCTCTTCGCGACCATCTCGTCGAAGCGCTTGTTTCCGCCGAGGTTCTCGGCGGTGAGCTTCATCGACTCGAGGAGGAAGAAGTACAGCTCGCGGCGAGCCTTGGACTCCTTCTGGTCTGCGACCTTGTCCCAGATCAGATTTCGAACGATGCGCTCGCTCTGCGAAGAGATGAGCACGTTGAGCGACGTTTCGAAGTCGCTCAGCCATTGCGGGGTGATCGTCATTGGTCAGTACTCCTCAAGCGCCCGGTTCGCCCTGGGGACCGCGCGGGCCGGAGCCCACCTCGATCCACACGCCTTCGCTCGTGACGTCGTAGACCACGCCACCGAACGCCTTGGTGTCGTCGCCCGTGATCGTCTCGTCGTTGAGCTGGTAGCCCGGACGTTCCCGATCGGCGACGACGACTGCCGTGCCCGCGTCGTTCTTCTGGAGCAGCACCGTGCGCTCTCGAAGAAACCTGACGTTGACGTTCTTGGCGGCGTCGAGCCCGCCGGTGTTGTCGACCGTCTCTGCGAAGACGCCGTCGACCACGACCTCGGTCGCGTCGCCAGTCGCGGGGCAGTAGAAGCCATCCGCGTCGCACGCCACGCGGCCGCCTTTGATCGCCTTCACGTTGGCGGAGATCGGGCGAAGGTCTTCGGTGATCTTGCGGAAGCTCGTCGCGCGAGCTGCGGTGAGAGCCATGATCAGGCCTCCTTCTTCGCGGCTTGCGCTGCGATGTGAGCCCGGACGTCTGTCGGGCGGTTGGTCGGGTACACGAAGGCGCCGTCCTCATTGCGGTAGGGGGCGCGGTAGCTCGAGGCTCCGTGTCCCATCTGCTCGAGCATCGACTTGGCGCCCGCCGTGATCTCGGTCGTGCCGTTCGTGCTGCCGCGAGTTGCGGTCGCACGCGTCGGCGTCTTCGGCTTCGCAGGCGTGGCGTCGATCAGGCCCTGCACGACCGCGAGCGGTTGCGCGCTGGCCCAGCGACGAATCGCGGGGTCGAGGTCGCCGCCGCGCGTCGCGATCAGGTGATCGCGCTGGGCGTTCTGGATCTGCGCCACGGCCGCGATCGCCGCGTCCGCGATGGGTGCCTTCGACGCGACGGGCTTCGCCGTGGGCGCCGAGGCCTTCGCCTTGGCCGCCACGGGCTTCTTCTCGTCGTCCGCCGGCGGAGGCGCGCCGTCCGCGCCGGCCGCCATCGGCTCCTTCTTGGTGTCGTCGGCCGCGCCGGGCGGACCAGCGTCTTCCGCGGCCGAGTCGACGGGCTCGGTAGGATCGGCCGCGTCGTCGCTCGTCCCAGCCATCGACTCGAGTTGCGAGACGAGGTTCGAGATCGATTCCTTCGCGACGGCCGGGTCTTCCGCGCCGAGTGCGGCCTTCAGGGCCGCGAGGATGAGTGCAATGTCCATCGGATTCCCTTTCGCCGTAGCGAGTTGTCGTGCCGAGTGCGTACCGGGGTCCGCTACGAGCGAGACTCGGTACAGGGCGACGATCTCGCCCGTCGTCTTGTCGACGTCGTATTCGGAGGAGAGAAACCGGCGTTCGCCCGTCTCGATCTGCTCCCTGCCGAAATCGGACCAGTCAAAGACCAGCCACGGCGCGCCGGCTCTCATCTCGAGTCGCGCGTATCCGGCGGTTGGCGTCGGTGCGCCCTCTGACACAGCGCCGAGGTGCTCGACGTCGAGCATGATGGGATTACCCCGCTCGGCGTACCGCTTGCCGACTTCGACAGCGCTGCGTGCGGTCCACTGGTGAACGCCGTAGTCCGTCGGATTGGCCCCTACGTCCCAGAGCTGGATCTCGACGGGTGCTTCGCGCCCGAGCGCCATCGCGCCCGCCTTCATGCGGACTAGGCAGCGCGAACGAGCCCCGATCTTCGCTTTGATTCGCCGTGCCTTGCTCACGCTGCGCCTCCGGCGAGAAGCTCGAGCGTGGGAGGGGATGAGGGTTGGGGGCTCGACGGCGTAATCGGACGCCAAGCAATGCGCCACGACGTCGATCCGTCCTTGTTTCGCATCGGATCCCGCTGACGCTCGACGCCGCAGAGGCGGCAGCGATTCGAGCTTCCGTGCTCGCAGCGGGTGATTCCGTACTCGGTCATCTTCGATGCGAGCTCGGCCGCCGCGTCGGGCGAGTCCGTACCGTCGCCGTCGTCGCTCGAGAGCTCGAGCGGGTACGTAGGCACCTTGAAGCGGGTAGCGATCTCGCGTGCGTCGACCCGCAGGCCGTACGATTGCAGAGCTTCGTTTGCGGCCGTCACCGCAGCCGCGGCCGCCGTGATCGCCTCAGCCTCAGCCTTGAGGTCTGCCGGTGGGCGCGTATCCCACGCGACGATGCCGCGCGAACCGCAACCGAATAGCTTATTCACGAGCGGCCGCATGCCCTGCTGGTTCAGCGTGATCGCGATGCCGATCCCGTCGCCCTGGATCAGATCGCTTCGAATCGTCGCGTGGATGTCCGCGTTCGCGAACCCTGCGCCGCCGCCCCCGGTCCCGACCTGTCCGGATAGGCCGATAGCGAACCCCCGATCAGAGGCGGCGACGGTCTGGGTAAATACCTCGTAGCCGCGGCCGTTGCTCTCGAGGAGCTTAATGTCCCAGCCCGGCAGCAGCCCGAAGACGGTGTTCACGCCCCAGGCCATCACCTTGCGGAAGAAGCTCTGTCGCTGCGGATCGGTCGAACCGAGAGGGGCGGTCGCGACGCGCGCGGGATTGGCCAGCTTCCCCGAGAAGTTCTCGCGGTAGAGGTAGGCGTGTTCCTTCGCCACGAACGCGCGGCCCATGCTCGCGACGATCCCGGACTGCCACGGCGCCTGATAGCCACCCGGCATGTGGAGCACCCATCGGCCGTCCCCTGGCGTGATGGGTAGGAGCCCCGTCGTCGCTTGGTAGTACCAACGGTCCTCGGTCCAGCGGTAGCGTAGGAACTGGGGATCGAGGCGCACGAACACCGGCTCGTCGCAATCGGGGAGCGTGAGGTATTCGCCGACGCCGACGCCGAGGAGGATGCCGTCGGCGACGAGCATCTCGAGCTCCTTCGGCGAGTGGACGCGGTCGAAGAGCCCCATGTCGTCCGTCGACTCGAGCTCGGCGACGACGGCGCCAGAGCCTCGGAAGATGCGCGGCAGACGAATCAGGCCGCCCGCGCGCGTCGACATGAGACCGCCGAAGACGCCGTCGCGCCGCAACGCTTGGGCAAGCTGGCCGAGGCCACTCATGTCGCCGGAGTCCGCATTGAGCACGGCGCGCTCGACGTCGCTCTGTAGCCAACGCGTCTTCGAATGCGCGATCAGCGGTCGATCGTCGCGACCGCCATCGACGTCGCCGGACGGCTGCACGATCGCAGACATCGGACGGAAGAGGGTTGTAACGCGACCCCAGAGGCTCATCCTGCGCCTCCGTAGGGGTCGAACACCGCGCCCGTGTCGCCGTAATGCTCGTCCACGAACTCGTCGGCGGTCGGCGGGGTCGGCGCATCGTCCGCGACCGCCGACACGTTCATGGGCTCCCAGACGGCGAGCGTCAGAGCATCGCCACGATCGGGAGAGCGGCCGAGCTCCTTGCGCAGGATCTTCTTCTCGGTCGCGCGCAGCCGCCCCGAGAGCTGGCCGACCCACGCGGGCGCGTGCAGCTCCTGAGCGAGCTTCGCGTCCTCGAGGATGGCTCCGCCCTCGCCGAGCCAGCGGGCGAGGTTGGCCCACAGCTCGTCACGAACGTGGTCGTAAACCAGCGGCTCGCGAACCGCGCGATCACTGCCACGTACGACGCAGAGATCGAAACTGTCCGGGTTGTCGGCGAGGTACGCGCGACACGTGCCCACGAACTCGGCGCCCGACTTGCCAAGCCCGTCGACGACGACAAGCGGCTTCGGCTCACGAGGCTTCCGCCATTCGATGATGATGCCGAGCAGACGGACGAGGCCAGCTTGAGGGGTCAGGCCATGGGTCGCGGAGATCGCGAGGTGGCGCAGGCCTCGACGTGCCGCAAATGCCCACTCGTCGCCCTCCTCGCCGGGTCCCGCAGGATCGACCCCGATACAGAGTCGACCATCGGCCGCCGTGTCGTCCCACCGTCGCTCCGCGATCTCGATCGTGTGAAGCGAGACAACCTTGCCGGTCTCGTTCTTGACGAACTCGCCCTTCACCCTCACGCGAAAGAGCGGCGATTCCTCGCCCCACTCTCGCCGCTTCTCCTCGATCCAATCGGCGGTTGCGAGCCCCGGGACGGAATCCTCACCGGTGACGTTCGGCGACTCCTCCGAAGAGACTCGGATCGTCGTGTAGAACTCCGACTTTGATGCGAATGCGTCGAAGAACTCGCCCTCAGTTCGAGTGGGGTTCGAGAACATCGCGAGCACTGCCCCACCCGCTCGGTTGCCCTCGATCGCCTCGAAGATGGCATTCGGAATGCCACTCGCCTCGTCGGGCAGGTAGAGCAGATGCGGCGCAGATACGCCGGCAACGGCTTCCGACTCTCGGGCGGTGAAGCCCACGATCTCCCGCAACCCAGAGTGAAGTCCGGTGCGCGCGAGCTCCGCTGGCTCGCCGTCGATGGGGAGCAGGGACCGGGAGTGGAGACGCTTGACCTCGCGCCACAGGATCGCGTCGACCTGCCGCGAAGTCGGCGCGGTGAGCACCGTGCGAGAGTCATCGAAGGAGCAGAAGAACCAGAGAGCCGCGACGGCTGCGGTGGTCGACTTTCCGATCTTGTGCCCGGACGCGACCGCGGTTCTTCGAACCTTCGCGTCTGGCTCGGTGCTCGCCTGAATCGCCTTCAGTATCTCGGCCTGTCGACTCCACAGACGAATCCCGAGCACGTCCCTGGCGAAGCCGAGAATGTCTCGGCGCCAGCGCGGGGAAGGCCACGCCGGCCGCGCGTCTCGAGCGACCTCGAGGCGTTGCACGAAGTCCTCCGCGAACGTGCGTGGACGTCGCCGCTTACGGCGTTCCACCTCGGTCGCGGTTGCGGTCGTCACCGGTCAACCGAACCACACACCGGACGACAGCCCGGTTAACAGAACCGGTTAACAAGACCGGTTTGCAACCGGTTCCCCGAGCGCGACAAGGCGCTCCTCGACGGCGCGCGCGACTTGCGGGTGCTCGGCCAGCACCTCGAGAATCGCGTCTCGCACCCGTTGCCAGGCTTCCGACCCGAGCAACTTGGTCTCGTCGGGCTCGAGCCGAGCAACGTCCGCCAGCGCCTGGCGCTTCTGGCCGAAGAGTGCCGCGAGCTCGCGGGCGGACGATGACTCGCGCAGCCGGTCGATCTCGTGGTCGATGTCTTCGACCAGCGCGAGGATACGAGCGTTCGCCGGGAGCCGCGCGGCAGAACGCGGCGTTACAGAATCTGTAACCCCCACCGACGGTCCGATCGGAAGCCGATCCCAAGCTTCGGACGCGATGCTGTAGGTCGCGAGGATCTTCGCTCGGTTCTCGGGTCCGGGTAGCTTCTTGCCGCTTCGCCAATTGTGCGCGGTCGTACGGCTGACCTCGCAGGCCTTCGCGATCGCCTCCTCGGTCGCAGCCCTGGCGAGTGCGACCGCGCCTTCGCTTCGCCGTCCGTTCACGGCGACTCCGAGTAAGAATCGCGGTCGGGAATCGGTTCCGCTGCCGACTTTCGACTCCCCCCGGCCTCAAGACGCCCCCTACTGTTCGCCGAGATGAGACTAGACCTCAGCGATCTCGGTGACCCCTGACGTGCGCACGAGTCGCCTCTTGCCACCGACTTCGAAGACGAAGAAGTACTCGCGGCCGAGTGGGACCGGTACGGCTTTGACCCTCGTACCGGTACGCGTACCGGTCTGCTCAAGTTGGACGTACCTCGACCGGTACGTTTTCCCTCTCGGCTTACAGCCGAGGAGGGGGAATCCGTACCGGTACGGGTACCGAGGTGGCGCGATTTCGTACCGATTCCGTACCGCCGTACCGGTTGATATTTGATCCAGTTCAGGGGGCACCCGCCTGGCCCGAGAGAGCGGTTGAATTGTCATTCCCAAAGAGGTCGCCATGGGCCCGCGATGAGCTCGCCATGTCGACTCGAGCAGCCTCGGTGCTGCTCTGAACGGGGGCCACGATGTAGCTCGCCCCGTCCTTGATGATTCGTCCGCTTGCGATGAGCCGCGTGACTGCGGCCACCTTCACGCCATTGGTGCCCTTGGCCAAGGCTACCAGACCTGCACGCGATGCGATCGGAGCCTTCGATGCCATGAGAGCGACCTCGAGCTCGTGCATCTTGTGGGCGATGAGGTGCTCCTGAGACGCCACCTTCC